ACCCCCATTCCGGTTCACTCCACGTTTCGTATTTATTACTTTCATCAATCAAAAAGTTTAAATCGTAAAAATCATTGTTACAATTAATACCGTTGCGCAAGAGATTATATTTCGTCTTGGAGACGTTTTCTTCGTATTTGTACTGAGAGGATATTTGATTATCCCCCCAAATTTGTTTCCAGAGTGTGTCAAAATCTAAATTGCGAAGACGTTCTTTTTCCTGAATGGTCATTTGTTTTAACATATTTATAATGTAAAATTTGTTATTAACAATGTATTTACCGCGCATAAAGTCAATAAATCCGAGAGTATCCTTTCTACGTATCATTAAATATTCAATCTGATTATTATTGTAGCGAAAAGCAATCATACCAATGCTAGTAATGGGCATTTTACACTGATTATATACGTGTCCTTGTTTTCCGCAGTTGTTACAGTAATTTTCATTCATAATAATAAATTAGTTTAACCTAATTGAATAATATAATAAACCTTTATATGAGTATTTTTGAATAGGAATGATATTTGATTCAACTGTATGGGGTCCACATTATTGGTTTTTTTTACATACGGTAGCAGAAGCATATCCATTAACACCGAATGAAGTAACGAAACGCAAATATTACGATTTAATACAGAACATGCCGTTGTTCATACCCATCGCTGAAATGGGAAATAAATTTAGTGAAATGTTAGATAAGTATCCAGTAAGTCCATATTTAGACAATCGCGATTCATTCGTGCGGTGGGTTCATTTTATACATAACAAAATAAATGTTTCGTTAGGAAAAGAAGAGGTATTATTCGCAGATGCGTTAGAGAAGTATCGTGCAGAGTATAAGCCGAAACCGGTGTATTTACACGAAAAAATCCATTTAAGACGCCATTATGTACACGCGATATTAATCTTGATATGTTTATTTTTGATATATGTGTATTATGAATGAAGAGCCAGGATGGTGTAAAAATCTCAGTATACTATAATAAAATAGAATGCGCATAGAATTAATTATCATCATCATTGCAGGATTTATCATAGCAAATATTTACACCGATGGAAAGTATTGGCATATGCTGGCATCGGGTAAAAAATATTATCAAATGGCGGGAGTAGCATTTGGTGCACTCATGTTATATATATTGATTAAACGCAATCCATTACGTGCCCGTGAAATAGTAACCGCATCAAATGAGTATATTAAATATTTACCCATTGATAAGAATGCATCCAATATAATTTCACCTATTTTAGACTTTACGTCCAAGCATAGTTTTGCCAATGAAAGTAGTCAGCAATATCCGATTATTCCAATGTCAAATAACAATCAACAGTATGCATCAGAAGCACGCATCGCGAATTCGGGTAAAAAATCCACCAAACGTTCGGTGAGTGAAACGAAAAAGAAGTTTGTAGCGGCTCGTCAAAATTGGAAGTGTCAAGATTGCAAGAACCAATTGAGTGCGTGGTTTGAGGTCGATCACACGGTAAGACTAGAACACGGGGGTAGTAACCACATAGATAATTTAGTCGCTTTATGTCGGGAGTGTCACGGAAAGAAAACAACAATGGAGAACTTGTAAATTATGTTATACAATAAAAATATCTTATATTGTATAATAAAAGAATAAAATAATGGATGGAGGTGAGATACTGAATAAGATAAAATCCATAATCATACTCATTGTGTCTGTTATTCTATCCCCATTGATGTGGGTCTACTCTGAATTGACAAGTTTTATTTCATACATATATAATAATCTGAGTGGGGCAGATAAGAATTACGGTATGTTATTAGGAACAATCCTAATTATAGCAATCACATTAAATTTCGCGGCATCTAACCCGAATGCAGCGACGACGGATATATATAAATACTTGTATCCCATATGGGCATTAGTGTTTTGTATAGTGTCATATTTATTTTTTAGCAATTTTACAACGGTGGATAATAGCACGGCAATGGTCGCATTTTTTGCAATAGCGATAGTGTTTGGAGCCGCATTCTATTTTTATTCCATGGGTTTAACATATCCCTTATTGGCAATAATGTTATGCGGCGTAGTATACGCAATACTAAGTAATTTGGTAGGGATAACGGCGAAATATTTGTTAATGGCATTGGTATCGGTTTCGGCGATATTTGGAACCGCCTTGTATTATTTATCAAATGATAAATCTAGTGCACCAACAACCATTATATACACGTTATCTGGTATATTAACGTTCGCAACGATAATTGGATTAGCAATCGTATTTTACTTTTATAGTAATTATTTAAAAACGGTGGGAGGATGGGGTGGTTTCTTGGTAAATCTCCTATTCTACGTACCGTGTTTGGTGATAGATTTTATTAATTATATTAAAAATGAAATAGGGTCAACATCAAACGTAGTGTATTATTTATTCGTATTAGAGGTGATAGCCGCCCTGTTATATATTTATGTACCGCAAATCATAAATAAGATAACAACCATGGAGGGTACGCAACTGCTCCCAGGTTCAGCCTTTTTAGATATAAAAAAAGAATTGGGCAGCGGATATAATCTAGCATATAAGAATATTGGTTATGCGGACGATGCAGTAACAACATATAAACGGTCATATAGTATTTCAATGTGGGTATACTTGAACATACAACCGCCGAATTACTCGTCTTATGCGAAGGAGAGTGAAATATTTAACTACGGAAATGGATTGCCAAGGGTGACATATATAAATAATGTGGATACGGATGGAAGTAAAACGCCAGATGTATTAAAGGTATATTACACAAATGTGGGTGATGAGGCAAATCGTTGCTATACAGTGAATATAAAACCGCAGAAATGGAACCAACTCGTATTTAATTATACCTCGTCGCAGGCGGATTTATTTATAAACGGTCATTTAGAAAAAACATTTGTTTTTAGCGGTAATGAGCCGACATATTCGGCAAGCGATATAATATCGGTAGGTTCAACGGATGGTTTAGATGGCGCGATATGCAATATTAAATATTATGCAATCCCCCAGTCAATGCGACAAATAGCAACGTCCTATAATTTACTAATGAACCAAAATCCACCAACAAATATTTTGTAAGCAAAGTATATAATGACACCGACAACAATCATTTTGATAATAGTGATATTACTATTAGTATATGTGTTATATGCATATCTAACAGCAACTGTGACGAAACTATCAAGTTCCGCGAGTTTGAAAACAGTTACTCCTCCGATTACCGATGTGTCAAGTCCACGAAATACCCGTTATGGTTATACTGTATGGGTATATGTGAATACTTGGGACAATAACAGTGCCAAGACCATATTCAGTCGTCCGAAGAACATTAAGTTGTACTTAGATAATACCAGTCCAACATTGAAGATGGACCTGACAATGAATGATACCGCGGCAAGCACGAGCACGATGGTGATTACAAACAACTTCCCTCTTCAAAAGTGGGTATGCGTTGCCATTAGCGTGGATAACCAATTCGCAGATGCCTATCTGGATGGTAAACTAATTAAATCACAGCGTTTTTACTCGGAGAATGGAGCAATGCCTGCTATTCCCTCGGATTCAACGACAAGCCCTATTTATTTAGGAAATAGCGAAGCGACAACCAACTTTGGTCCATTTGATGCATTCATTTCGGAGTTCAAGCGTTGGACTGCCCCAATTGACCCACAAACTGCTTGGGATACGTATTTAGCGGGTAATGGTACAAACAGTGTTTCTCGCGCATTTTCATCATACGGAATAGATGTGTCTGTATTGAAGAATAACGTGGAGCAGACAAGGTTCTCATTTTAAATAAAATTATTTCAAAATATAGAGTGCCGAATTAAAGAAGCACTTGAACAATATATAATATCCTATTCTATTATATATCGTACATAAATGAATATTCAACCAGTTGTATCATCACAAGCATTAAATTATGGAAAACCAATTGCGGAAAGAATAGGTAGCACGTTGGATACCGCATCTAGCGCATTGTCTAATACGTTTAGTGAGTTTTCTAATAAGGCGAGTACCGGGGTCGGTGCGACNTCNGACTTCTTAACAGCAAACACGATTATNGCAAAGTTCGCATTTATCATCTTGTTATTAGTAGTATTTTTAATCTTATTTAATTTAGGAATTACGTTAATCGGTTATTTTACTGAACCATCCAATGACCCATACTTGGTAAACGGAATGATTGACGGTAACTTCTCAAAGGTTATTCCACAGGACCCCAAACAGTCGGATGCTATACCGATTTATCGTTCAAATGACCAATCAAAGGGAATGGAGTTTACGTGGTCAACGTGGTTATATTTAAGTGATTTGGGAAAAGAACCAAACAAGTATCAGCACGTATTCAGCAAGGGAGATGGAAATATAGATTTGAACACTAATTTGTCAAAGGTAAACAATGGTCCCGGATTATACATCGGTCCTATGAACAATAGCCTTCACGTAGTTATGAACACCGTTTCGCCAAATGATGATAATACAACCATTGATATAGATAACATTCCGATTAATAAGTGGGTTCATGTAGCATTACGTCTGCAAAACACGATATTGGATGTATATGTAAATGGCATCGTGGTGAACCGTTTGTTATTGAACAATACACCCAAGCAAAACTATGGAAACGTATATATTTGTCAGAATGGTGGTTTCAGAGGCAAGTTGTCTAATTTAAGATATTACAGTCGTGCATTGAATGTATTTGAAATTAATAACATAGTGTCATCTGGACCAAGTTTGAAGGTGGCAGAGGAAGTGAAACCAACCGGTGGTTATAATTATTTATCAACTCAATGGTACGCATCTAAGTACTAAGTGTAGTAAAATATATATTCAACCAATATATATATATTTTACAATGGCAAATATCAATATGAACCTGACTACATTATGTAATTTGAGAAAACGGCAACAATTGTTCCCGATGCCGTCATTTCGTGCAAATCCAATATCACCCTATCCACAATATACGCAAGAGCAACTTGATATGCGGAGAAAGGTAGAGATATTAAAATATTCAAATAACGCATCAAGTACTAAAACGAATAATATAACAAAAAAGGGGCGGTTTGCGCAGGTGATTACCGGAAAATATCAATCCAAATCGTATACTACGACCTACACGGACGTCGTGAGTACAGTGTTTGACNCAGTAACNAANANAGAACNGGTAGTTATAACNCGNGTTCCAGTGCTTGCNCCTTACGANTGTAGTTTAGATAATCTGATACCAACCCCCACTTCTGGTTCCGGCGTACCAGGTCCAATTACTAATTTATATTATGACCCAAGCGTACCACTTTATAATTATTCAAATTCTGCGGATAGAATTTATGCAATAACAGATGCNCCCGATACAGACTTATGGAAAGTAAACTACGTATCTGNAAATACTGCTGCATTTTATACAATTAAATCAGTTAATGCAGGTACTTTACAAACAAATCCCACCGACACTACGTTACTTTCTTTCTATATTACACAAAATATTAGCTCACGGCATTATATTTATGAATTAAATGTTCCCATTGCGATTTATTTTTCCGGAAAATACAAAGGAACTAGTCCAACAAGTTTTGCGAACATAACATTGAGTATTCCGTCATCAGGAATTAATCCACAGGTAGTATTTGTTGATAATACGCTTAACACAAATCGCATAGTAAGTTTTACCGCCGATACTCAAAATGTAAGTTCTATCACATTTGATATATCCGGTAACAATACGGGAAAAGACTTTTCAGGTTCGTTATATGCAGGAATATTAAAAATAACGAATATGGATTTGTATACTGAACCTGGATACATATATGATATCAATATAATTACTGCAATGTTGTTTACTTATACAAACATTGATAATTTCATTACGAATTACGATTTTACATACGGAATATATTACAATTATAACAATAGCAACAAAAAAGTACAAAATAACTGTACAATTATAACAACAGAAAGTGTGAAACCATTGACGTCCATTCAATTAACCGGTGTATCGGGTGGATAATTCGTCAACTGACTAGCATCTCTACAAATCGGGCAGCAAGAACAACGAGAAGAACAATGAGAACATATAAAATGTCCACATACCGGAACGACTAGTGTGTCAACGGATATACCTTCGTAACAGACAGGGCATTCTTCGTTCATGGAATGTTTTTCATACATAGACTTAATAATCGTTTGTAACGACGCGAATTTGATGTGAACCGAATTAATAGTTTTTTCGTATTCTGTTTTAAGAGATAGATATTCTTTTGAAACAGAATGTAATCGTCTTCTGTAATGTTTATTGTCTCGGTTTAATAATACTAATTGTGAGCGTTGTTCGTCAAATAGTTGTGTTAAATGGTTATATTTCGCTTCATAGTTATTTGGTGTATGGTCAATAGGAAAAGGTTTGTATTGTTTTGCGTATTTTACAAGAATGGTTGCGGTCATATTCATATTATCGCATCGTGTGTGGGTTGTTTCTATAAAAGAGGTTCTAATCAGGATATCATCGGAACCAGAATGGCTTGGTTGTCGTTCATATAAAGCATAATTATCAAAGAATTGATTAAAATCAATCATAAAATCGTTTTCGTTCGGTAAATCTTGTTCGCAATGCACTGGACCCGCGGGATATGTTATTCCATTAATCATATGAGGTGTATCAACATCATATAATTTAATCATAATCGGCATTTCAATCTCATATGTGTGTAATGATTGAGACTTATTTTCAGTGAGGACATTAATATGATATTGTATACAATAAGCATTTGTCATAAAACTGTCAATTGCCATACGGCACAATTGGTCACGTGTTTTTGGCATATTGGTGTATTAGTTATTTGTACTATATCGCAAACAAAACGTTCAATTTTTCCACAATTTGTCGTTATTTTACTGCATATTGTTAGTAAGAGTAGGGTTTAAGCACGCGTGTTGACTTGGGAATATTTGACCGGACATGCATTTGGTATCCTTATCAACTTCAACACATCCTCTGCGTCCTTGAAAATTACCGACCAAGCACCACTGGTTTTTGCTGGATGAAATAGCGGTTTGGATGTTACTGTCAGCACTGTCTGCATTGGGTAAAGTGCCCGGAAGATTGGACAAATTTAAAGAATTATCAAAGATATTTTTAGTATTCATGTCAATAACATTCTTACTGCCATCCTTTAATAAGTTTCCGACAGACTGAATGCTTCCGCTGGCAATATCAATACCGGTTTTAGCAGTAGTAGAGACAACATCTGCGGTAGTATTAATAACAGACCCGGCAGTATAACCCAACAAGGACAATATATGTGTGATTAAGGGTTTGAATATATTCACAATGGATTGAAATAAATTACCAATCATTTGAATTAAGTTACCGAAAATGTTCAAAATGTTTATTCCTAAAAGAGAGAATATTAGCAAAATTAATAAACCCGTTATAATAAAGTTTTTGTTGATAGTAATACCGCCATCAATTCCAGTCGTATTTAGTTTAGGAGAAGCCTGTGCAAATGTCGTTTCCATTATAATATATATTAGCAATATATTTTTACTCGTTCGTTTGCATTTGACTATTAATTTGTTAGTTTATAATAAAATGGGTCTGTTTAGTTTTGTTGAGACATTCTTTTTTGTGAGTTTAGGCATTACCTTTATTTTAATTCTATTATTGGTTTATCATTTTAGACAGCGATTTATAACATTGGAACAGAAATGTGATACAATGTTTGAATTAATTAATAACATAGTCTTGGAATTAAATAACGGAAATCGTGTTGAGCGAGGGATTATTCAATCGGACCCCAACATATTGTTTTATCCGGCTCCCGAAGGTCATGCTCCGGTAAATACGGATATTGAAGAAATGAATGACAGTGATGTTGAGGATGACAGTGAGGACGAGGATAGTGGCGATGAAAGCGACGATGAAAACAGCGGCGAGGAGAGCAGCGACGAGGAAAGTGATGAAGATGATGTTCAAGATGCAGGCGATGAGAACTCGGTCAAAGTAATTATGTTTGACCAACCAGATACAGTAGATATGAGCGAAATCCCAAATGATACAAATGAAGTATCTGACAATGAAAACGAGAATGACACAGCAACTGAATTACTTCATACAGATGCACGTGTTATCGTAGAAAAACTAGAAGATAAACATTTAGAAAATAATAATGAACAAACAAATCAAGAAGATAATGCGAATGAAGTATACCGAAAAATGAATATTCAAGCATTAAAGGCATTGGTGATTACGAAGGGTCTATGCACTGACCCAAGTAAGATGAAAAAGATGGAATTAGTGAAAATGTTGGAAACAAACGACCATATGTAATACCGTAAACGAATTATAATATATCCGAATTATATATTATAATGTTTTCCTCGTCATTAAATGAATTTACAAATTTAGAAAATGCCTATCCAAAATTAAATTTTGAATTTTCACGTACAATGTATCCAGTTCATAAGAACATACAAACACCTGAAATTCCTACCATAATGAGTGCCGGACAACCGGTGTTTGCAAATTGGCAACCCGAGGCGGCGAATAACTCAGATTTACTAACGAAGACAAATATCACTACTAACTGGCAATATCGTAAGTATTTAACACAAAACGCAAAGGATTTGATGGAATATAATTACCGTGAGAGTAATAACGAGAACAGTCTAGCCGTTCGTCAATCAGAAGTACCCAAGATAGGATGCAATAAGGTGCAAGGAATGACGAATACCCCCCGTTTACAAACAAATGTTGTGGATACGACACATCGTTTTGGAAAACCAACCAGTGATTTAAAAAATATGTATTTGTCACAACAGCAAGCAAGTGCATTGAAGATTTCGCCGGTTGTGGAACAAGAGACTTTGAATAAAATGGCGATGAAACGAGTATAAGTATTTTACTGGTCAAACGACATAAACCGCCTGGTTTATATTGTTTATTCTTGGGATGAAGGTGATAAGTTTTGACGTAGGAATCAAAAATATGGCATACTGTGTGTTTGATTGCACACAAGGAGAACTTAATATTACAGGATGGGAGGTATTAAATCTGATGGCAAAAGAAGAAACTGAGTACGTATGTCAGTGTATGAGTACTCCAAAGTCAAAAAAAGCGCAGCCAAAGGCATGTACAAAAAAGGCAAAATATATTAAAAATGATAAATATTATTGTGACAAACACGCAAAGGATTGTTCTCAGTATATTGTTCCGACAAAGCAAATGCAACTGACCTCATTGAAGAAAATGAAAACAGATGATTTAATTAAATTAGGTAACAAGCATTTAGCCTTTATTACTACTCCAAATCCAGAGAAGATGTTAAAAAAAGACATTTTGTCCATAGTAATCGCCTATTTTGAAAAACATTGTTTTGCTCCGGTTGTCGTAAAAAAATCAAAAACCGCATCGGAGACAGATTTGATAGAGATTGGACGCAATATGAAAATATGTTTAGGAGAAGCGGCGAACATAGCCGATGTTACCAATGTTGTAATTGAGAACCAGATATCACCGATTGCAAACAGAATGAAAACAATTCAAGGAATGTTGGCGCAGTATTTCATAATGACGAATGAAACCGCCAAAATAGACTTTATATCTTCCGCAAATAAACTGAAACAGTTTGTGAACCGGCGAACACTAACAGACGATGACGTTACTGAGAATACATTAACTCCGACTACACAATCCACTACAAAAGGAATTAATCCAGACTATAAAGCCCATAAAAAGGATGGTGTGTATTATTGTTTAGAG